CCAATAAAATATAAGGTAGATGCTGTAGTAGTACTATCAATTCCTACAAAAGACCCTGTAGAACCTAAACCTACTCTAGCAGTAGCAATTCCAATTAAATCATTGTTTATTTTTGCAGCATATACTGTTTGACCTTGAGTAAGAGCAAATCCATCTACACCATCAGTTGATACTGATACAGCAGCTCCTGCATTAGTATTATAAGTTAATGCATCTCCAGTTAATAATCCATGATCTTTAAAATATAAAGATTTGGTAGGAATGAATATTTCACTTATACCAGCTCCTGGATTAGAGAAAACAATAGTAGATCCAATTCCAACTCCATAAACAGTTCCCAATCCTATTGATTCTGCAGGATTAAAATATAATTCATCATTAAATCTTAAATCAAAATTATCTACAGAAGAATTATTATTAAAATTGAATTTTCTGGGTTTTTGAGAAACTTCAGAATATGCTGTATGAGAACTACCCGTAGTAGAATTCCATTCTCTTATTACTCTGATTCTAGAAGATTCTGAATCAACATTTAATACTTTTACGCATTCTGTGCCTATTCCTAAAACATCATTAGATCTTAAGAAAGGATATCTAACATATCCATCTAAATTAAAATAAGTTATAATACCAGTATTAGAAGAAGCATTAATTGCAGTAGATAATTTAAAAGTATCTGTAGTAACTCCTATTTTTATAAGGGAATTATTTTTTATTCCACTAGTGCTTAATCCAGAAACATAAGTGGTTTCATTATGATAGAAATTATGAGGATTAGTGGTAACTCCAACTATTTGTCCACTATATTCTCCAAGTACAAATTCTACATTAGAAAACTCAGTATAAGCAACACCTATATTACTTATAGTTTTTCCTGCAATATAATCAACCATTGCTTTAGACCCATAACCACTAGATCCTGAATCTGTAAATACTACTTCATCTCCAACTTTATAACGATCTCCCCCAGTATTAATCCCAACTTCTGCTATACTGCCAGCAGTAACTGATTTAATATAAGTTCTTTGTTTATGGATATTACTAGGATTTATTACAAAATCATAACTACTATCAGTAAGAAGGAAATTGTAAGGACCAGTATTTCTAACCAAATTAGTATCATTAAGATCTACTAAATCTTGATTTGATCTATAATCAAAATTATAATCTATAGATTTATGTTTATAAGAATTACCTATAAAATATGGAAATTGTGGTTTTCTATAATTTTTAAATGATCCTTCATCATCATTAATAGTAGGATTAATAAGTGCAAAATATGCATAAACTCCATTTGGATATTCTGGAGTTTTGCAGAATCTTCCATTATGTTCATCTAAATCTTTATCATCTGAATACGTATAATCTTCTACAAAGAATCCCTCAGAATAAACCATCTCACCATTAGATGTGAGAGGGTTTGGTCTAGTACTAGATATGGATGGAGAATATCCTGATTCTAGAATCTTAATTGGTCCACCAGAAGCGTTAGTATATCCATAAGGACCATAGATTGGAGATCCATCATAAGACCATCCAATAATAGGAGAATGACTAACAGATACTTGTTCAATATCATTTTCAAGAGATAAATCAGGAACAAAAACTTCTTTATCTCCTACAGCTTTTTTAATATAAACAGATTGTCTTAATTTTCTAGGAGCATATAAATGAGAATATTGAAGACCAAATTCTTCATTTAATCCATTACTTACAATTCCATCATCAGTAGTAATCTGTTCATTTTGTATTAATCTTTCTACGCTATTAATAGTCCAAGTTTTAGGGTTAGAATAAAACTTAGCTCCATCACCATTAGATGTTACTGTTATAGTAGCATCTGTTGAGGTGTGTCCAACTCCACTATTAACAATTTTAACAGAATCAATAGAACCTCCCTTTAATATAGGAATAATCTCAGTTCCTTCACCAGTTCCTAATAATTTTAAATCTGGTGGAGAATTATATTCAACTCCAGAATTCAACACTATAACTTCAGTTAATTTACCTTCAACACTTATAATAGGAATTAATTGAGCATTCTTACCTTTCTTAGCTGTAAAGGTTGGTTGTCTATTATAATTAATAATATCTGAAGATCCATATCCTACTCCACCATCAGCCATATATACTGATTTAATAGATCCTCTTACTACAGGTCTTAAAGAAGCGTTAAAGTTTTGTCCAGTAAGAGTAGATACTCCTATATGACCTTCTAGTGATACTGCAATTGGAGGATAATTAAATTCATTAATTCCAGCACCTCCAGATAATAATTCAACATATTTCTTATTTCTCATAAAGAAATTAGCTGGAGTAGATCCAACTCCAACTGCAGATAATTTAAATGAACCACCATCTACTGCAGTTACGTAATAATTGGTTAAAGTAGTAAGTCCTATAATAGGAGTTGTTTTATTGTCATATCTAATAAGTTCTCCAGTCTTATATCCATGACCAGGAATATTAATTGTATTAGTAGCTGTATTAATTCCTGCAGGAGATATAGAAGTTAATCTATTAGTATAACCAGAACCAGAATTTCCAATACTTACAGAACTAACTACTCTTTTTTTATTTGCACACTTAATTTCTTGAATACCTGCTCCATATCCAGTAAGAGAAATACTAGAAACTCCAGCAATTGCCTCAGAATACTTATTATGCAAAGAAACAGTAGTTGCATCTTTAACAGCACAGAAATAAGCTGCATCAGTTGTTAAACCAGCAATTGCTGTTTGAGCATCAGTAATATAAGTTATAAGCTCACCATCTCTAAATTTATGATATGTTGAGAATCCAATAGTATTATTAGTAAGATTAACATATCCTCCAATCTCAGTAGAATCAAATGTTAAAGAATGTTCCTTTAAAACCAAATTAACATTTGCAATACATCCGCTACCATTTCCTCCACTTATTTTTATAGTAGGTCTAGTAATATAATCAAATCCTTCATCTACAACATCTATTCTTTCTACAGAACCTTGCACCTCACAATAAGCAGATACTCCAGTACCAACACTGTCTGTAATTGATAAAATGGGAGGATTAATTACATCATAATTATCACCACCTGCTGTAACTGAAATATCTTGTATTGGTCCATAATAAACAGCATCATTAGATTTATAATTAAGAATTTCTACACCATTCACCAAAATACCAGTTTTTCCTCTAGGAGTAGATTCACTAACTAAAGAAGGAATAGGATCTTGAATTTTTCTTATTAATTTTTGAGATTGTATTGATTTTTCAATAAAAGTAGAAAGTTCAAACTTATTATTAGTTACAGTACCACTAAAAGAAATATAAAGATCATTAGAAATATTTGCACTACTTTTTGAGAGTTTAATAGTATTAATATCTACTTTTTTAACAAAATATTCTCCACTACTAATATCTAATTTATTATCACCATCACCAGGAACATATGTTATTCTTTCTCCAGTTATTAACCCATGATTAGGAATATTTAATTCAGTATCTTCTTCAAAAGAACCAGAAAAAGTAATATCAGTTTCTCTAATATCTAATGCATCATCAAAATAACTAGGAATTGAAGGAGAAGCAATATATACATTATTTCCATCAATACCTGGACTTAAGTAAGAATTTTGAACATTTGTAGTGTAAATATTTGTTTCTGGATAATTACTTAAATTAGCCTTAGATAATAATCTTTGAATCCTATAATTTGTATTAGGATTTAATTCCCCAGAACCTTTAATTAAAACTTCTTTAGAACTAACAAGAGATATAATAGAACATGATACATCATTAATAAGAGCATCATCTCCAGAGTTAAAACTATGATTATCAAAAAGATTTAATTTATATGTAAAGTTAGAAGAGTCAATTAATTCAATTGATTCTACATTATAAGTAGTAGAAATATTAACAAATAAATTCTTTGTTACTTCATTTTTAGAAACTAAACCCAAACCTTTAGGTTCAATAACACTTCCTTCTTCATTATAGTAAGAAGAATTAAATTCTGGAATTAAATTATCCAAAACTCCAGTAACTCTAACTTTTACTACGTTAGCAGTACCTATTCCAGAATAACCATAAGCAAATGCATCTAATCTTAAATTTTGAGTTGGAGAAATATTCTTATCTACTCCAGAACATCCATAAAACTGAGTTAATGATTTTGAGGTATATTTTATGGAATTAAATGTACCATCTGCATAATTTGCTATTAAAGTACCTGTAGTTCCAAATCCAACTGTAGAATCAACAGTTAGAACAGTAGCACCAATAGATACACCATCTATTAATTTAGTATTAGGGTGTATAGAAAAATTTCCACTTATACTATCTAAATTTTTATCATAATCTAAACTTAATCTATAATAAGCTTTATCACCTCTTACTATTTTCTCTACATCACTAATAGCACCATTAGCTTTTTCAAATTCATAAATGTCATCTTGAAATAAGTTTCTATTCACAAGATCCATAGGATCTCCATCAAGAGACTCTACTATCAATTGTTTAGATACCTTATAATCAGCATCTGAGGGTATAAACAGATAATCACGAGGTTTAATGACCTCTACATCCTTTCCGTAGAGTGCTCTGAATAGAATTTCAAAAGATTGGTCTGTTCCTTTAGATGAATAGAAATCTTTAGATTGTTTAATGAATAATCTTTCATCAATATCAGAATCTAATGTTCTTTCTTCAAATCCTGGAGCAATTTGAGTTTTTACCTTCTTAAAAAACTCTTTAAGAAATCTAATACTTAAATTATTAACTACAGTACCTGAGGAATGAGTAGAAATGCCAGATGTAGAAAAAAGAAGCTCGTCTGGATTATTAGGACTTCTATATGAAGTAATTCCACTAAATCCACGTGCGCATCCAGTAAAGGAATTAGTGGTAATTCCAGTATATGTAATAATCTCAGAATCTATCTCAAGTAACCCATAAGAATCAGGAAATCCAGTAGTAGAATTGACAGATATGGTATTATCAGCAATTCCTACGTTAGATGAAAGACTAGTAGAATCTATAAGGTCTGTTAATTCATCAACTTTAATATATTTGTCAATATTCTGTAAAACGTCTAAAGTAGAACCCTGCCCCTCTAATGCAGTATAATATTGTGCTAAAAATTCACCAGCAAGAGGAAAATCCGCTTTAATGAAATCTGGCAGTTGATTTTTAACAACTGAACTAATTTTAACCCTTGTATTTTCTGGCATTGATATTAGTATTGTGGGGAGGCTGCTGCACCACCAGTAGGTGCTGGCTGAGGTGTATGAGTAGATCCTACTACATATGTATCTGAGGAAAGGAGGGAGGTATTTGCCTTCTCATTTTCAGTCATTCTAGCAATATCACCGACCATGTAACTAGAAGTAGCTGTATAAAGAGTACCTGATGTATTATCACCAGAACTTACATTATCAGCAACCATATCAATAGTACTATTGCTAATATCTAATTGTAAATAAAGATCTTGCAATCCAATTACATCATTAGATTTAGGACAAGCAGAAACTTCTATTATTGGAATATTTTGAACTTTTTTAGATGTATCAATAATATTAATAGGTTCAATTAATATTTCTGCTCTATCATAGTCAATAGTACCTATATTATTAGAAACAATTGTAGGATTAGACCTAGATGCTAAAGTAAACAAGAATAAAGTTCCAGTTTTTCCATCTTCATTAGGAGAATCACTCATATAAACAGTATCTGCTATTCCAAATATTTTAAATCCTGATGATTTAATATTATAACCATTATTACTCTTTATATAAAATGAATTACCAAAACAAAGTTCATATTCTGCATTTTGGTTTAATAAAGGTTTTAGATTTCTCCTTATCTCTATTTTTGTGATATTTGAAGTTATACAATTATTACTATTATCTACAACTGCTTGGAATTTACTATATTTGAATTTTGCTCCATATTTATTCATTTCGGAGGAATCTGCATAGCTATTAATATTATTTGATATTACAGCTTTCACAGAATCTGAATTTGATGCTAAACTAGGGTTATAATAAGCATTAATATGTGCTTCAACATACAAATACTTAAGATCTAAGATTTCAGTAACAATTCCAGCAACAGAATACTTCCTTAACAGTGTATTGAGGTTATTTTTGATAGAATCTGGCACATAAGGACCATAAAATGGTTTTATAGTGATAAAAACCTTTCCATATTTTGGAGGACTCAATTCTTCACCTCCAAAAACTGAAACTGACTCAGTTTCTGGGTAAATTTTTGGAATTAGTGCTTCATAATCACTTGCTGTGACTGCTCTGTTGTATGCAGAGTAAATTTTAGGTGCAAAACGCTTAATTGAGTCAACAGATTCAATTTCTTTACCTCCTGTGGACTCACTTACAGTAGAAAGTATGGAAATTCCTGTACTTACAAGGTTATTATTGTTATCTACAATTCTTCCATTGAAATTAAAGGAAGAAACTCCATTTCCTGCCTCTCCAGAACTAGTAATATAGGAAATTTCAATATAATTCAGTGCTTTTAACTTTTCGCCAAATACTCCATCACCAAAAATGATTTCATATCTCTGATCGTCAATTTCTTGAAGGAAATATACCCTCGAAGAGGAGGTAACTTCTATTAAAGTGTCAGAAAATACGTATTTTTTGGAAGAAGTGCTAGATTGAGTTTCTCTTATGCTTACTTCAAGGGTAGAAGTGTCAATATTTGCATTTTCTAGGATATATCTTGAAGGTGGAGCAGGTAAGTCTGCTGTAACAGTGAAATTTGAAGTTAAAAATGTCCCTTCATAGATTGTAACATTGTTAAAAGTAGCAATTCCATCAACTACAGGTACTGTTACATCACTTGGAACACAAAAAGAGTAACTTTCTGACCCAAAAACTGATGCAGAAGTGGTTACAATGCCTTTTTTAAGGGTTAGAGTGACAGGTTTAGTGGTAAAACCAGTTGTATCTACAAAAAATGAAATTATTGCCTTTGCAGCAGTCCTTGATCTGGGTGTATAACCAATATTTCTTGCTAATGCTACTACATTTTCCCTTAAAGTAGCACTATCTATGAAAACCTCATTGCTAATCATGTTAGCATTGTATGAGGAGATGTAAGTATTGTATGCTAATACATCAATTATGTTAGAAAGATTAGATCCTTCAAAATCATAATCAGTAAAATTAGAATTTTCTCTCAAATAATCCTTCAATGAGGTTTTTATTTGATCGAAATCAAGATCTGTAAAGTTTACTAGTGCCATTTATCTTGTAGGCTGTAGTGCAAAGGTTAATTGTTGAGGAAGAGCATCAATTCCTATGATATCATATTTGATAGTGACATTAAATTCATGGTTATCAACATCAGGTTTAACCCTTACATCAGTTAATTTGACTCTAGGTTCATATCTAATGATAGTTTGCTCAATTTCATCCCTTATAGCAGCACCAGAAATGTCATCAAGGGTATCGAATAGAATTTCGCTTACTCCTGATCCTAAATCTTCATTAAAAAATCGCTCTCCAGGGGTAGTAAGCACTAAATTTCTAATAGAACGTGCAATTGCAGTGTCATTTTTGACACCAATAATGTCAGAATTGATGGGATTTACTTCAAAAGACATGCTAATGTCCTTAAATCCCCTACTAACCCTTTCTACAGGCATGAAACAACGGTAAATATAAGTTATTTATCATAAAAAAAGAGACCCTTAGGTCTCTTTTCTCATCTTCCTTGTCCTCTATACCTTTTTTTAGGTTTATTGGCACTTGTTGCAGCATATTTTGTGTGTTTTCCCCTTCCTTGGTAAGTCTTTTTAGGTATGGTTTCTACATAATCACCACCAGAGAGAGATTTTTTGACTGGCATTACTTTTCTTCCTCCAAATCTTTCATAATTTTATCAGAGATCGCAAGAACGTTAGAAACATTCTTAAGATTTTCTATTTGAAACATTACATCAGCAATGTGTTTACTAATATAAGGTTCCTCATTTCTTGCTGCAAAGGAAAGAGCATTCCTTAAAGATGCAACTGCCTCATCTAATGAGTATTGTACTTGTTTTGATAATGTCATTAGAGGTCTCCTAGATAACTCTTGTTTTCTCATGACCCACTCTAATACGAGGATCACACCAAATTTCTAATCCTTGATCAATTGCATCTAAGCAGAATGAAACATCTTCACCGCACATATCTTGTACTGCCCCAGATTCAAAGACTTGCATCTTAGGAGCAAACCAAGGATAAGGAAG